ACGATCATCTTGATCATCGAAGCGGTAGCGATCCTTGCCACCACATAGGGGACATGGTTGATGTTTGTCAGTGAGTTGCTCTTGCGTGAGGTTTGCCAGGGCGCCAAGGATTGATGGCCAATGGCCTTGGGCTTGATCTGAGAGTGTTGCCAAGGATCAATCCTCCTTTGCGGCAGTGGCAAGGGCTTCGCGATGCCAGATGAGTAGTGAGCGAATGAAGGCAGAGCGTGAGAGGCAAAGAGCCTGAGCACGCTCATCACAGAAGGTGATGAGGTCTGGCGGGATGTCGAGGGTGATCGACGACCTGTTGCGGGGTGCGGTCATTTGGCGTTCGCTTGGGGTGCGCTTGGCATGCTAGCATGGCTTTGAACCGACCGCTGCCCCATCGGCAGCATTTCCATGAAGACCACTGCGCTCACCTTAGAGCAAAAGCTTGTCATCGATCAAATTCTTGCAAACATTGAAACACGCGAAGATTCCATTGGCTCACTTTTAGGCCCTGCTGGATGCGGAAAAACAACTACACTCCAGCATCTTGCGAAAGAAACCGCAAGGTTTCTTGGTAGTCAATCAGTTATCTTTGTGACACCAACTCATAAAGCGGCTGGTGTTTTGCGTGAGCAGATGCCAAAAGGTGTAAAGGTTATTACTATTGCAAAAATGATTGGTGTTAGCACAAAACAAAATAAAGATAAAGTCGAGTTTGAAAAACCTTCTGTTCAAGTGCTGCACAAAAAAGCTGACGAATTAAAACGCAATGGCCCGTTAAGACTTGTGGTTGTAGACGAGTCTTCAATGGTCTCTCAAGAAGACGCTGACATTATGCAACAAATTGTATCGCTGTGCGACAATGTAATGCTTTTTTTCAGTGGTGATCCATATCAGCTCCCTCCCATCGAGAACAACAAAGATCAGTCTGATGAATCAGAAGAAGTTGTTTATTCTAAAAACATGTGCAAGCAGTTTGTATTGACGGATGGTTTGAGTTGTAAATTAACAAAAGTGTTGCGTCATGGCGGTCCAGTGCTTGAGTACGCTACGTTCATTCGATCAAACTGGACCAACCGTCATTATTTTCCAAAAACATCCCAACGAGATTCCGAGTCTTTTATTCAAGTAATTGATTCGGAGGCCGTATGGATGCAAAACTTTTTTCAACACGTCAAGCAACATGGCTTGAAAGCCAGAGCATTGACTCATAAAAATGACAATTGTAAAGCCTTGACCGATGCTTTAAGGTTTTCGTTGTATGGCATGGATTCGCGCAAAGGTTGGATGCCTGGTGAAAAGATAACATTTCCCAAATACACCGTTGCGCCAAACAATGAAAAAATCTATTCCTGTTCAGACGCTACAGTCATTGAGTCAAAAATTATTGACATTAAAAAAACTTTTTTAAGCTTTGACTATGTAACTCCAGCAAAGCAACTTGAAAGAACAATTGACATAGGTATAGATGGGCAATTCCAAGAAATCACAATTGAGCTTGAGCGTTGGCGTTCAAGAATTACAGTATTTGCCCCATTGCTTGACGATAGCGAGCAACAGGCTTATAGGATGGCGCTAAGAAAACGTCTTAATCAAATGCAAGAAGCCGGAATAATTAATGGAACACACGAAGCTTGGCACGCAATGATGCAAGTCAATTCATATTTTCCAGTAATTTATTCCGCCAATGTCATGACTGTGCACAAATCACAAGGCAGCACTTTTGATTATGTTTTTATTCACAAAGATGTGCAAGAATGCAGGGCTGACTACAGCAATGCCCTGCTATACGTTGCCACTACACGGGCAAAAAAAGGTCTTTATTTTTGCAATGGTTGAAGTAAGGCGCGAGCATCAGCGATGACGGCATCAGCGCGTTCGCGTGTCCATGCGCGGTAGTGGATGCAGTGGTTGGTGAAGAGGTGGATAAATTCAGCGAAGTGGCGTGCTGTCTCGATGTTGGGACGCTGTGCGTGGCCTAGGTGAAGGCAGTAGAAGTCTTTGAGCTGTTCGTCGGAAGTCATGGCGTGATTGGCTGTGCAGGTTAATGGTGGCGGGGCTTGGGGGCGATCAGATCGGGTCTGTTGCAATTCGTAACGCATCGGGGACAGAGCGTGCGACGCCTGCGATGCCACCTGCTGCGAGGACGGCTGCTTGCCAGTTGCGCTGCTGTGGTGTGACGCGCCCGGTGGGGGTTTTGACCTCGATGCTGGTGAAGACGGCTAGGCGCTGACCGACATGCTCCGGGCCGATCGTGATGGTGCGCCAGCCGATGAGATCAGCGGAGCCCTTGGCAAGGCCGAAGGTGACCAGCCTGCCGGTACGGGGGTCGGGGAGCGAGCCGACCTGGTTGCGGAAGATTCGGGCGCTAGGGATGGTGCCGAGTGCTAGGCGGATTTCTTGTTGGAGGGTGGTCTCGGCGTTGGCCATTATTTCAACCCGCGAGCGTAGAAGACGTGTTTCGCCCAGCCGATTGGATTTTGCATACCACGTTGCTGACCGATGTGTATCAATTCTTTCAGGCTACGGGCTGTGCCTTGCTGGCGACGTTGGGTGCGGCGCTCGAGTTCTTGGAGTTCACCGTCTCGTTGCTGGATTTCGCGTTGGGTGAGTTCCGATGGTGCACCACAGCATGGGCAGGTTGGCTGGGGCTTGAAAGCAGCAAAGCAGACGGGACATGTGCGTACTGTTGGCGCGGGGGCATTGTCGCGCTGACGGCGGGGTTTGCTGTCGAGGGACCATGTACGGACATCGTCCGGCCAACCATGGCGGTGGACGTTGCCGACGTGATCAAGGACGATCGCGTTGGCTTTGTCCGGGGCAGGGCGAAGGATGCGACCAATCTGCTGCAGGTAGAGGCCAAGGCTGGCTGTTGGTCGCAAGAGGATGGCGGCTGTGACGGCTGGAACGTCAGTGCCTTCGGAGATCACGTCCACGGATGTGAGCACTTGGATGGCGCCGGAGGCAAGGTCTTTGAGCTGCTGATCACGCTGCGCGATAGGGGTGGTGCCAAGGATGGCTTGAGATGAGAAGCCAGCGGTGCGGAATTGTGCGGCGACGTTTTCGGCATGAGCGGTGGTGCAGCAAAAAGCAATAGCTGGCGCACCATGGCAGATGCGGCGGTAGTGGTCGATGGCATCACCAGTGATGGATGGTTTGTCCATTGCTGCGGCGGTGGCATCAGAGGCGAAATCACCAGCGCGGGTTGGGATGTCGGATAGATCAGCCACCTGCGGAGGCGCGTAGAGCTTGAATGGGGCTAGGTAACCGGCTGCTGTGAGATCAGCAACGGTTGGACCATGGACGATACCGTCGAAGTTATCGCGCAGGCCACGGCCATCAAGGCGTGCTGGGGTTGCGGTGACACCAAGACGGAGGGCGTCGGGCCAGTGCTCGAGGATGCGGTTCCAGGAGCCGGCGGCGGCGTGGTGCGCTTCATCGATGATTAGCAAATCTGGGGCTGGGGTGTCCTCGAGGCGACGGATGAGCGTTTGCACCGATGCGACCTGAATTGGTGCAAATGTCGCAGGTGTGCCAGCAGCAATGATGCCGTGGTCCACGCCTGCTTGGGTGAGCTTGCGTGATGCCTGGGCGATCAGCTCACGGCGGTGAACAAGGATGGTGACCGACAGGTTGCGCTGCGCCATGGCAGCGGTGATGAAGGTAAAAACCTGTGTCTTGCCTGCACCGGTCGGCATGACAAGGAGTGGAGCGCGATGACCGGCGGCGTAGGCGCGGCGAAGGTCAGCGACGGCTGCCTCCTGATAGGGCCGCAGTTGCATAGGGTTGCAGTAGGAGCGCCAATGGTATAGGATGCGCGAGCCCAACGCAATGCTATGGACAACGAAAGCTACCACCGCCACCCGGCGGTTTCTAAGAGCCGCTTGGATTCGATCGCACGCAGCCCCTTGCATTATTGGGCCAAGCATCTGGATCCCAACCGCTGGCCAGCGGAAGCACCAACGCCGGCCATGGTGATCGGATCAGCCGTGCATACCAGTGTGTTGGAGATTGATAAGTGGGATGCCACCTACGCGGTGACACCTGCTGGCATCAACCGGCGCACCAATGCAGGAAAGGCTGAATGGGATGTGTTCACGACGGCTGCGGGCACCCGCACCGTGATCAGCCGTGAGGATGCCGACCTAGTTGGCAAGATCACCGAGGGTGTCTTCAAGCATCCTGCTGCCAGTAGTTTGCTTGGCTTGCCGGGCAAGGCTGAATCCAGTCTGTTCTGGACGGATGCGGAGACTGGCCTCGAGTGCAAGTGCCGACCTGATTATCTGTTGGATGATGGCAGCACCATTGTTGACGTTAAAACAACGGAAAGTGCCAGTCCTGCAGATTTTATGCAATCGATTGCAAAATGGCGTTACCACGTCCAGGCTGCATGGTATTTGCATGGTGTTGAACAAGCAACAGGCAAACGGCCTGAGCAATTCGTATTTTTGTGCGTCGAAAAGCGCCCTCCGTTCGCATGTGCTGTTTACGTTGCAGCACCAGAAATGGTAAAGATCGGTTGGGACACTGCTCGAGCAAACCTAAACCGCCTTGCTGAATGCATGGCAGCGGATGCATGGCCTGGTTACAGCGACCAAGTGGAGCTGATCAACCTACCGGCATGGATGCGGCCTAAGGCTGATGGCACGACCATGGGCCAGCCACCTGAAATTGAGATGTACTGATGACCAACTCCTCCTTGACCACGACCAGCAACAACTCAGTGTTCTCTGGCATCCAAGCTTTCGAGGATGCGCAACGGATTGCTAAGGCATTGGCCAGTAGCACGCTGATTCCGACTCAATTCCAAGGGCAGCAAGGCTTTGCCAATTGCCTTGTGGCGCTCGAGATTGCAAATCGGATGAACATCAGTCCATTTTTGGCGATGCAACATTTGCATGTGATCCATGGGCGACCAAGTTGGAGCAGTAGTTTCATCATTGCAATGGTGAACGGTTCCGGCCGCTTTACGCCATTGCGATTTGAGATGAGCGGCGAAGGCGATGCTATGGCGTGCTTTGCTGTTGCTACTGATGTCAAGTCTGAGCAAGAGTTGAAGGGGCCAACGATCACGATCGCAATGGCCAAAAAAGAAGGGTGGTTTTCCAAAAATGGATCTAAGTGGCAGACAATGCCTGAGTTAATGATTCGTTATAGGGCTGCTGCCTTTTGGGGCCGGCTGTATGCTAGTGATTTGCTGCTTGGCATCCAGTCTCAAGAGGAGGTGGTTGATGTTGAACTTGTCAATGTTTCCACCAACCTTGATGAGTTGAATGCAAAGATCCAGCCGCCCGCCGCTGCCACTCCGGTGGTGCAAGCCGCCCAAGAGGTAGTAGATGAGCTCTTCTGAATTTTTGACTGATGTGCAACTTGCTGAGCGGTGGCATGTCCACCGCCAGACATTGATCCGATGGCGTTCCCTTAATAAGGGTCCGTCTTATTCAAAGATCAACGGTCGCGTGCTCTACCCCTTGGCCGAGGTGGAGCAATTTGAAAAGGCCAACACCATCACCCACGAACAACCATGACTTTCAAAGCTAACGGCGCACTGTTCAAGAATACGCCTGAGAAATTGCAGGAACGTTTCAAGGATCGCTACGACCCAAATCGTAATTATCCTGGCTATGACGGTGTGTTTAGCATCAAGGAAGAGGACCGGATGGCATTTGCCAATTATGTGATGAATGCGGCGCCGAATGATCGGGGTGAAATCCCGGTGAAGATTAGCGGATGGCCCAAGCAGTCAGGTGCAGGGCAGACTTATCTGAGCCTTGCGTTCGAGCCTGACTTTAAGACGCTGAAGGCATTGCAAGAGGCGGAGGTACTGGGTCAAGCGACCAGCAACCTTGCTGCAGCAACTGGTGGGACTGAATTGTTCTGATTGGTGATGGTAGGACCCGTGCAGGAAACTGACACGGGTTTTCTTTTGTAAACCTTTGCAACAAACCCATTGGGCCGCACTGGCGGTGTACTACCTTAGGTTCATGCCCAAACCAGGGCACCACTGAAACACATGCAAGCAACTGTCCTGCCAAGCAATTATGTTGTTCCAATTGTTTCAACCAGTTGGAGCACATACAACATGACTCGAAATAATCGCGGCGGCCAACGCATTGCGCCCCTGTGGAGATTCAACCTTGGTCAAAAAGTTTATGTTCGTAACTGGTCATCTAAAGATGTTCTGTACATTAAAAGCAGAGCTGAAGGTCAAACCTGGCCGCATTACATCTGCCACAATGTAGCAGGTGATTGCTTTATGCTTTCTCAACTTTACCTGTCCTCCAAGGTAATTGAAACGCGATGAAGCCATTGCGTGAACGCATTGCTGATTTAATCAGTAGTAACAGTCTTTATGAACAAGGTTGCCAAGATGAACGGCGGCACATCAAGACGCTTCTTAAAGTGCGAATGGATGAGCTACACCACAATTCAGTGGCATGGCAGGAATGCCGCAATCTGTTGTTTCACCTAAAAGAAAATGAAACCCCATCAACTTGACCTGCAACGCACCACCATGATGGAAGCGTTATATGCCAAAAGCGGTCGCGCTGACTTGCCCAAGGGTGACCCGTTGCGCTCCACCTACACCGGTCTATGGCAGGAGTTCTGCGCCGACATCGGCCCCAACTTCAGGGATGCCGACTACGCGCAGCTCCATGCTGACGTGTGCCAAGCCATGGATGAAACCAATTCCGTGATGACGCAGAAGCAGGCGCAGCAAGCAATTGCTATCTGCCGCCGTTACCTGCTGGGGAAGTGGGCATGAGGCGCTTCCTACTGCTGCTGGCGATGCTTGCGGCACCAGCCCAGGCCCGCACTGTCACCGCCACGGTCTACGACGGCTGGTATCACAACAGGGCCGACGCCTGCGGTGGCACCTACCAGCACTGGGGCATCAGCGCGGCGCATCCATGGATCCCGTGCGGCACCCGTGTCCGCGTCACCCACCAGGGCCGCAGCTTGGTGGTGCCGATCACCGACCGTTGCGACTGCAACTCGATCGACCTGTCAGCAGGTGCTGCGTATCGCTTACGCGTACCGCTGGATGGGGTAGCAAAAGTTGGGATTTCTTACTGATGGTCGCTGACACCTTCACCGCCGGCGGGCTGCGCATCGAGCGCCGCCATGACCGCTGGAATGGCACCAGCTACATGGCCTGGAAGCCCCACGTCTCGATGCTGTTCACCGACACCAAAGAGATGCTGCGCTTCATTGGCTGGCCTCGCAAGACACCTACGGGTGATGCGCTGCGGGAATGGCTCACGGACACCATCGCAGCGCCACTCGAGGCACCCGCAGCAGAGGCCAGTGGGTTTGGCCCTGATCCTGAAGACCCTAACTACCAAACCAAAACCATTATATGAATTGCCCTAAATGCGATCATGATTCAGTATTTGTTTTGCAATCAAATACTATGAAGCCCAATCATACAACACGTCAGCGCGAATGCAAAGATTGTAAACACAAGTGGTTTACAATTGAACTTGAAGTTGCTTCATGGGCTGTTGGATGGGAAAAGCTAAGGTCTGGCTTTGGTGGCAAGCCAACACTGCGTGTTCCGGTATTGCTTTTTTATGGTGATGAAGATGAATGATCTTGTAAATCATCCTCCACATTATACGAGTGGAAAATTTGAAGCAATTGATGTTATTGAAGATGCAATTTCCAGTGCTCCTTCTGATATTGTTTGCGGCTACCTTCAAGGTCAAGCCCTTAAGTATCTGCTTAGAGTGTGGCTAAAGGGTGCTCCACTCGAGGATGCACGCAAAGCTCAATGGTACATCAACCGTCTTATCACTCATCTTGAACCATGAACGCTCCATTCCTGTCCTGGCTTGAAAATGCTGCAATTCGTTTTTTGATTAGCAGCCCCCGCATCAGCATGGTGCATGTAAAGCAACATGGCACCACGGCGGTTTATGGCGTCAAGGATAGGGATGACCCTACCAATGCTGGCATCTGGGAAACGGACAATACAGAGCCAGCATCACTGCAACTTGAGCGTTTATATCACGCGCCTTCATTTGGTAGAAAAGATGATTAACCTATACAATGGTCGTGTAATTATCCAGCGTAATTCTTTAGCAGAAAATTGGACTGCAAGAATTAAGCTGCCCCATTGTGATCCGGTTACGGTTGACCTTGGCACATCAGATTTAACGGCAGCGTTTATTTGCGCTCAATACAATTATTTGGCATTGTACAGCGGTAAATCAGTAGAAGAAATCTGGGGATCATATCAAGGCAAACCTAAGTGCTGGTCTTGCATTCACTGGACACCAAGATCTGATGCATGTAGCCTTGGTTTTCCTGAGGCGCAAACCAACAAGGGTCGCTACGCTAGGAAATGCTCACTGTATGAAGACGATGGAACGGAAGACGCTGGACCGCCTTGAGCGCGGTGAAACACGCTGGATTGATGTGGTTGAGGGCGATGACGGGATGCCATTGTATAGAGCATGCGGCCATAATGGTGCTATTTGCCGCTATACAGTTGATCTATGGCAAGCCGAAATTTATGTTAACTACTACTGATTGGTCCATGCTGTAATTGCTTCTTCTCGTATTGCGGAGTAAAAGTTTTGATCTTGATACCAATCTTTCCAATCTGTATGTTGCTTATGACTATTGCAAGCTAGGCAACAACTAATCAAATTTGAACGTACAGTTAGCCCACCCTTAACCTTTGGGATGATATGATCCAGCGTTGCCGATCTACCAAGTTCTGCGCAACAATAAGCGCACTTCCAGTCCCACGCAAGGTGGATTTGATCACGAAACCGGAGCTTCGCTTCCTTCCTCGGAATTAGGTTCGTCCCGTCGATCTGGTGATCCATTGCAATCCGCTGGCAAGGGGAGCAGTTCGACTTCAATATTCAACAGATCATCATCATTGTGGATGAATTCAGTGATCTGTGCGTACAGGTTGTCGCAAAGCACGTCTGGATCCGTTTCAGATCGAATCACCACTTTCGCGGTAATTTCCACCAGATACGCTCTCATGTGGGCAAAAGCCGCAGCCCCTATCGTAACCACCACTACCCACCAAACCATGACCTACATCCTCGACATCGGCCTTTGGCACGTTGGGCCGTTCCCGACCCACATCGCTGCGCAGCATTGGGCTGAAACCCATGGCGTCGAAAATTACCGGATGATCCCCTTGGATGATCCGGCTGAAGCACCTGCTAAGATCTTCCGCTACCGCCTTACGCTGCCTCCCAGCTAGGCATGACTTGCGGCTGGTTGTTGTAGTGGCCAATTTCGGCGTAGTTGCGCTGCGGGGTTCCTGCTATACGGTGATAGACCACCTGGCCAATGCGCAAACCTGGCCACAGCGCAATCGAATGATGCCGACGCAAGTTGTGGAGTTCCAGCGTCAGGCGGCTACCGCACCAGCTTGGATCTAGGTAGCCGGCTAGCGCGTGGCTTAGGCCCTCGCGAGCACGGCTGGACTTGAGCACGAACTGACCTGCCACATCGGGGCGCATGTTGAAGATCTCTCGGGTCTCTGCCAGGCAGAACTCACCCGGCGCCAGCCAGTACGGATTGGACTTGGTGTTGTGGGAAATGTCGAAGATCTCCAGCTCATGCCGATACATGACCTCGAGCATCAACCGGTCACCCAGCAGCACGTCGAGGCTGGCCGGGTTGAGCAGCTCAGGATCAAACGGCACCACCATGGCATGCTTGCTGCATAGCTCATGGATTTCGTAGTCGGGCAGGATCATGCGATCACACACCACCCGGTGCTGGGGCCATCTACCATCCAACGCGGCTCCCAGTTTGCGTAGCTGTAATGGAGTTTGGATCCTACGGTGCTGCCATAGGTGCCAGCGGTTAAGTTCATTTCACCCCATGGATCATTGACCCAGTAACCAGTGGCGTCATAACCGATGATGCAAAGGTAATGGCCACCACCTGTGGGCGCCGACACCGAACCATGATGCAAGAAACCAGCCGGTACGGGTTTGCCGGCATCAATTTGCCGCTTGATTAGGGCGCGGTTGCCGCCAGTCTCAAAGCGGGCTTTGATGCCGTATTTGGCCAGTGCCTTCAATTGCACTGATGCCTCAGTCGTGTCGCCAATGCTAAAAACGGTCTTGATGTAGTCATCATCCGAATGGATGGCGCCTGGTTTCAGGGTCATCAGCAGCATGGCGCAACTGGAGCTAAAGCAGGTGCGGTTTGCATCGCGGTAGTTGTCCCGCTGCGACTGGTATGGCACGGGCAGCGGGTTTGATTGCTTGCCCGCTTGGCTCCATGTCTTAAACCATGGGCGATCACGACGCATTGCAACGTCATAATCATTTGACCGGATGTCATGCTCCAACTCAGCAATGGCTGCTAGTTGGTGGGGCAGGTTGCGGTTGTTGCGAAAAAGCTGATCAAGCGTGATCGGGCTTGTATTGGTCATCTCTTGACGAGAGGCGATACAACACCAGCCAGGATCTCGATCGCCCGGTACAGCTTGACGGCCATCCTGCTGTACTTGTCTAGGAACTCGTTGTCCTTAGGGGTGGGCGTGAGGTTCACGATGGCCACCGCGGCGCCATGCACGGCGATCGCAACGGCGATGTATTCAGCGATGCGGTCCATCTCAGGGGATGTGATGTGCCTCTAGCTTAGCAATACGTTGTTCTGCTGTCCCGAGGCGACCAAACAGCTCACGGCGGTCGGATCGCATGTCCTCACGGATGGCCGTGAGTTCTGTCGCAATGTGCTCCACGCCAGCACTGAGCCTGACAATAGCGATATTGGCTCTTTCATCTTCAGTGCCACGGGCAACAACCCACCGAGATGCGCTGCCACCAACACCACCAAGCAGCAGGCAGGCAAGACCAACGATCAGATTTTCGATCATGACAAGCCAGTGTTAGCGCGTGCTTACACTTTACCGGCCTTGACCACGCAACGGTTTACGACCACGGCGGCGGGGCCGTGAATGCTGACCTTGACCTTGGCTGGTGGTCTTAGGTGGCCCGGGCTGGTGGTCAACCCGGGCGGCACCGGTCTTTGATTTTACTGCCACGGCACCCCAGCCGCTTTGGTAGGTGCAGCCTGCTCATCCAGTTGGGCCTGGAGTGCGGCCTCGATCTCGGCAACCTTCTCGGCACCACCGAGCTTCTCCTGCACCCAACCGATGACGATTTCAGGGGTCAGGTCAGCGTAGGGGATGATGTCACCCTCAGGCTGCTCTAGGCCGATGCTGCCGTATGCCGTGCTGGTGTAGGTGCCATCGGTGGCAGCAAGTGTCCAGTGAGCGGTGAAGACGATCGAATCAGCCGTGTGGCGTTCGAGGTTGGCGATGGCCCAGGTGTAGGTGGTGGTCATGGTGGTGGTGTGGTGTGGTGTGGTGGGTAGTGGCGTTGACTACGCGCCCTCAAGGGCGGATAGACGCTCAGTCAATGCTTGGATAAGGGCTTGCTGTTCTTTAATAGCGGCAACGAGCAAAGGAATGACTTCCGTGTACCGTACACCTAGTTTATTAGGGTCAGTGTCATCCACCGCTTCTGGCAATACTGCCTGCACATCTTGAGCAATCAGAAAACTTCTGCGTGTACCAGATTGATCAGTTTTGTATTTACCAATAATCGCTCGTAGTGATGATACTTTGTGTGACGCATTTGAAATTGGCTCAATGATGTCCTTTTCTCTTTCGTCAGAAATTGCACTCCACGACGTTCCGCTTTTAGCTAGTTGAACTCCTGTTCCATTTACGTTGTCGTAAATTTCGAAAACTCCATTTTCAGACGCCGCACCGTTTCCAATTAACCATTTAATATCGCCAGATTCAGCAAACGCAATTCTTCCAGCCTTGCTTACAACTCCGTTAATAGTAGCAACCACATTTGTAGCGGCTACAGCATTTCCAACAATAAAGTTTCCAGCCACTTGTGTTTTAGCCGCCGCTTCGCCTGTTATGGTTGAAAGACTTGTAGTCCCTACAAGCAAGATGCCATCGCTCGTAATCCTCATCCGTTCCGTCGGAGAACTCGCCCCATCTGCGGTAGTGGAGAACACTAGGCGGCCTGGCATGTCACCAGCGCCAGGGGTGCCGTCTACTACTCCACCAATGCTTGCGCCAACTCGATGAACACTACCATCTGCACCTTCAAAAGAAATGGCGCCTAGTTCATCGCCTGCGATAACGACGGTAAAACCTCCAGGGGTCGTTGACCTTGACTTTGCAAGTGTCAGGTAGCCGCCAGCAGCGGATGCAACATTTCCGATTACCGAAATGCTTGCAAGGCTTGAACTTCCCTGCGCTTGAATGTTTTGCGTGCTTCCTACGTTTGCAGTGCTAGTGCTCGTAGACGTACCAACTAACAAACGTCCCGAGCTATCAAATCTCCCGCGCTCACTGCCTCCAATTTGGAATGTAAGTGCAGCAGAACCACCAACAGCGCCAACACGAACGTCGTTGCTGGCACCGGCTTCAACAGTGAAGTGACCGGCGGCGACGTTGTTCTTGGTTAACTCAAGACCACCATTGGAACCTGTTGCAACATTAATAGTGGCAACTGTGCTGCCAAATCCAGTGACGTTGGGCGTAGTAGTGCCAATCCCTACGTTTCCTGCCGATGTAACACGAACACGCTCAAGGGAGTTGGTGTTTAAAGTAATTGCATTTGCGCCATCAGTGGAGAGACTAAGATTGGAACCAGAAAAATAAATAAGGTTTTGGTTGGCACCAACTTGCATGTAGTTGTACGTTGCCCCAGTCTGGGCAAACTCCAGGTATCGTGTGCCGTCGCCAACTCGAAGTCCATCAGTATCTGCGGTTGCTGGAGTGCTGCGTATTTCTGTTTTCTTGAGCGGCCCAGAAGTCCCTATGCCTACGAGTCCTCCGGCGGTGATGCGGAGGCGTTCAACAAAAGATCCGGCAGAATCTGTGCCAAATGTAAATTGCGATCCTTTCAAATAAATTGGATTGTAGGAATTAAAAGCATCATTGACACTTTCAATTAACGTCCCAGCGGATAGCCCACCTGCTGTTGCATTGCGAAATGAAGTATGAACATCAGTTGCATACTTAATTTGTAAAAGCCCGGCGACACTGGCAGCACCAATCCCGATCTTGCCTGCACTATCAACAAACAACCTCCCAGCCCCATTAGTGCTGATGGCTACTTGGTCTGCACCAGGGGAATAGATGCCGGTGTTGGGGTCGCCAGTGAATGCAATACTTGGCGCTGCTGCGGTGCCCAATGGCACGCTAGACAGGAATGTACCGTATGTAATCTTCTTGTTTTTATCTGCTGCTGCGGCCTCACTAATATCAACAATCGGCAGCAGGTCACCAGTGACTGGTGCGGTCAGTGCTGTCAGGTCTGAAATTTTGCGGTTAGCCATGGGGGTGTTTATGTGGAGGTAGTCTAGCCTTTACCACTCAAGGATAAAGACAACGCCTGCGGTGCCGTTAGCACTAGCAGCGCCACCATTGCCGCCGGGGCCTCCACGACCACGACCACCTGCAAAAAATGACACACCACCACCACCGGCACCTTTAGCGCCGCCGCCACCATCAATGGCAATCATGCTGTTTGACGCGCCACCACCAACGCCTGCGGAAAACCATTGACCAGCAGCATTCCATTGAGCGCCGCCGCCGCCATTGCCCGTAATTGTCAACCCTGTACCAATGGGCACAAAAGTTGTATTACCTCCAGTACCACCCGTAGCCGCTACACCGCTAGCGGTAAAGTTAGCACCAGCACCGCCACCGCCTATAGTAATTGAAGCAGATGCACCCAATTCGGTTGTATTATATAATCTTGCAGCAGTGCCGCCAGCGCCAGCGCCAAAACCTAGATCACCTCCATTCCCAGAGGCAGCCACGCCACCGCCACCACCTCCAGTAGCAAACGCCAAGAACGTTGTCTTGCCCGCTGTTGGTGTGTAGGTGCCGTTTGCTGTGAACACTTGAATGGAGGCGCCTGATGCAACAGTGCCCCATGTTGCTGCGCTGCCGCTTGTAACCAGCGCCTTGCCTGCATTGCCAGCTTGGCTTGGCAGTAATGCCGCCAGCGCCAGTGCTGCTGTGATCGCCCCTGTGCCGCCATTAGCAATGGCTGTGACGCCGCCAGCATTGAACCCAGCAGGATCCAGCACGCCTACCGTAATCCATGCAGTATTGGATCCATTGCGTACTTTCCATACGGGCGGGCTGCTGCTGTTATCAACCCAAGGCTGGAAGGCAACAGTTACAGATGGTGCGCTGCTGCCGCTGCTTTGGCTGAACAATGCCGCGAGGTTATCGTTGATGTCAGCGCGAACGCTTGGAAACGTCGCATTTTGTACTGTCTGATCTGACTGAGCCATTAGAAAGCGCGTCCGTAACCGACTGCATTATAGGTGAAGTCTAACACCTGTCTAGATCCGCCTTGCAAAAATTCAACGTCGAAGCCCGTGCGGGTCAGGTTTGTGATTTCTGCGTGTGTATTTGCTCCAATTGATAATGCCGTAATTCCAACGCTAGGCAGCAAGTTGTAATATGGATCACCAACGGTCACAGCTTTATAAAACGCATTGGGGAATGTGATAGTAGTAACTGCACTGCTGCTGCTGGTTTGAACAGTCAGGCTGGTGGTCACGCGCCGTGTTAACTCCAGCGTTGCGCCAAGTTCATCAATGGCCACACCAATCAATTCTGTCTCAGTGGAGAAAATGGCCTTCACTTGAACGCCACGACCACGGACCATGCCGCTTACAAACTCAGTCCATGGTCCCCATGTAGGCGATGCGGCTGGATCGTCTAGTGTGGTGCGTACATAAGTTGCCACGTTGATTTGATCTGCTACGGTGCCATCAAAGAAGCCGGACTGCGCATCAAAGTTACCGCTGATGGCATCAAACAATAATGAAAACACCAACGGACGGCTGACGATATAACGCCGAATCCTGAAGTCATACGCATCGCCAAGATCAAAGGTATCTTGGAATTGGTATTCAGCCCCGCAATCACCAGCGCAGTAGATGGTTTCCCAATAATCAGGAGCAACGTAAATATCTGGTGTTAGCACCAAAGCTGTCTCGCCTGCATCATAAGCGCAGTTTGTTTTGGTGCCGCTGAATGGTGTAGCAAGACTTTGCTCTGCCCATGTTTTTGCTGCAACGCGAGACTCAGGTTCTGGTAGTGTTATTTCAACGCCAGTTGCTATTGTTGAGCGGTTACCTAGGAAGTCTTCAAACTTCAAGAAATAGGTGCCAGGCAATAGTGGCACTTGCTTTTGCGTTGAGCTGCCAGCTACTGCTTGCACCACGTCATTACTGCTGTTCCATTCAGCACTTGCCAAAGCCCGTGGGTCGTGGCGAATGATGACGCGGCCACCTACCTGCACGTCAAGTTCTGATGCTTGCCTCCAAGTGAGGATCAACATGTCCTCACTGGTAGCGATGGCGGTAAGATCTCGCACGGCTGATGGTGCCGCACCAAGGCCAGCTACTGTGTAATCAGCCAAGGCAGGCTCACTAAATAAGATGCCAGATGAGCTGATGCTGCTCACTTGGATTTGATAATTGCCAGGCTTGACATCAAGGATGTCGAACGTAGTGCCTTGTACTGTTACTGTTGTGAAGTTATCATCTTCATGGCGCCACTTAACGCGAAACTTTTTGACGCCTTGCGGTGCAAACCAGCCAAATGTAATCTTAACGGCAATGCGTCCATTCAGCTCATATTGCACTTCTGGACTTGTTTCACCGCCAAGTTGAGTAATACTAATAACCGCCAGTTGACCGGGCTGTGCAGGGATTACGTTTAGATTGGTGATGTCCCTGAATGCAAGCGGTGCGCCATCTTCTATGTAGGCATACTTGCTTTCATTATGTGCAATGGCGGTGATGCCATAGTTAATACCATCCGACTCGTTGATGCCAATAACGCGCCAAGTGGAAGATTGAAGCGATGGGCTTTCTAGTATCCAAATGCTATTAGCATTAGGCGCAGCACTTAATGCAGACTGCAAAGTAATTACGCTGCCGACAACTGTTGAAACTTCGCGCTGTTCTACCGTGCCGTCAGGCAGGATCACGCTTAACAGCGAGCCACCTTCAATGCTTAGGTCGGTATCAGTAGAATCATCAACCGTGATTGCAGTGGTGGTTGCTGCATTAATGCGACCAGCACGCCGAGATCCTGCCCTGACTGGATCTGAAATCAAAATGATCTGTCCAGGCCGTACCTGCTGGCCTGCGTCAAGGCTTGATGCAAAGGTGCATACTTCTTTTTCGTAGCGTTCAGCAAAAAGCAACCAGCGACCAATGCGATTGGCCTGGCCCCTGCTGGTGCAAGCAAAGGCGCTGATCTCACTGCGCACCACGCCATACTTGGCGATCGAATCAATGTCCTCGACCACCTCGAAGGCAGTGTCCCTTAGGTTCAGATCGAGGTAGCTGACCACTGCCACATTGGGCCGCACCTTGAGGCTGCTGCCGCTGTAGCTGAAACCCTCAGGCGTTACGTTGGCTTGGTTGAACAGGTAGACGGGATCCGATGGAGCATCCTGCGCAATGGTCAGGCTGCCAATGCTCCAGAACGCCTGGCAGCGCATGACCGATAGCAGGTCATTGACCAGCTTGTACGCTTCTTCTGCGGTTTGAATGGAGGTGTTGCAACTGAACCGTGCTTCTTGACCGCCAAAGCCATCATCAACCAGCGCATTAGCATATTTGCTAGCGGCAAAAAATGCCCACTTATCTAGTTGTGCTGCGGCAATATGATCGCCGAATCCATAGCGGGATGCGGTGAGCAAATCGAACAGTATAAATGCTGGGCATGATGTCCAAGTAGCTGCGGCAAACGTACCATTCCAAACAAAGTTGGCAGGGTAAATTATCCGTCCGGTGGCTGCGTCAACTGTGGCGCCACTGGGGATTTGTACCTTGATCCCTTTGATTAGGTAGCTGCGTGATGGGATGCTGCTGAATTGTTCAGCATCAACCCTAATGCCAACCAATGCGCTGTTGGGGTAGGTTAATTTTGCATCAATAATTTCAGTGTAGCTGCTCCAGCTAAACGCATTTGCTAATAATGTGTCCGTGCTGTCATCAGTGATCCGCGTCACCTTGATGTCTACAATATCAGACGCATTAGGTCGCGCTAACTGAATCAGATAATCCTTGCGGTATTCGTCTGCTGTGCGGCCACTGATGGTGTCATCAATCTTTGTGGTGTAACCACCGCCTTGATACTGCACGGCAATTTGCAGCCGGACGCTAGAGCCTGATGTGTCGCCGTTTGTATTATCAATTCTTTGCAGCGATGGGATGGAGATCGTAATGCGAACGGCATCAACGTCTACATCGGTGATGGTGCGAACCTGAGGGACAGCTTTTACAACTGTGATACCAACAGGCTTTTCATCTTCAATGCCACCACTCAGCGGGATGTACGTTTGGTTTTGCGTACCATTGCGGGTGTAAATTGTTACATCTTGAAAGTTGTAACTATTGTCTGGGTTTTGTAGAACGGTATTGTTTAGAAAAATAGATTTGAAGCCATCAGCCAAGCCTTCAATTTCGCCTTCTGAAATCAAGTCAATGACGTTGGCGTACTGCCGAGAGTCGAGGCTGTCAGGTGCTGTCGATGGCGTGCGGCTGCTGCCACCACCGCCACCTTTACCGCCATCACCACCACCAGCTCCGATGATTGTCATGCTTTCACCTGCACGGTGTCAACGCCAGCAGAAATGACCACGCTGCCAACCAATGTAAGGCCGTAAACGCAAGGGACTGGCACGCCTTGACGTGATGTCTGCTGGATGCCTGAGAAGTTAAAGGTCTTCCGTGGGTCGTTGTCGCTGCCAGCGCCTTGGGGAACGGTTGGCACTGGGGATAGCAATTGGGCGACGCCGCCGAGGACAAGCAGAGCGCCGATCTTGAAAATCGCCATACTTCCAGCCGCAGTGCCAGCAGCGGTGGCGCCAAACCCTCCTACGCCAGCCCAAGCACCAGCACCAAAGGTTACAAAAGATAAAGCAATCAGCGCAACTCCCAGGATTATCCGTCCCACTGCACCAGCACCAGCCATCACCGGCACGATCATGATGTCCTGCTGGCCGGCTGGATCATGGATTTCATCTAGCGCCAGATCGTAGGTGCCTACCGTCACGCGGTAGTGCTGGTCTGCCATGTGCTTCTCAAGGCCAGGAAAATTGGCCGCCAGCATCCGCACTGCTTCGGCAGCAGTGGCCACGTCTGCCTCAAGCACACGACTGCCAATGAACTTAGCCAGTTGGCCGTAGAGCTTGATCTTACGGAGCATGGCGCAACCTCCTGCCTGTCATCTTAGCTAACCAGCCGCCATACATGTCCCGACTGCTCAGGCGTGCCTGGAGGTGGTGCAGCACCATCCCATCGCCAATGTAAACGGCGCAATGGTTCAAGCCAGGTGCATTGATCGACATTAGTAGCAGATCACCCTTCTCAAGGCTTTCATCTTCTTCAAGCTCCCGGAATCCAGTGTCCGCCCAGCAACCATCAAACATCGGTGCAGCAAGGAAATCCGCTGGATCCATTGGTCGCTGCCAATCACGCAACGCGATGCCATTCTCTTTGTACCAGTCACGCGCTAAGGTCCAGCAATCCTGCACGGCCCACACCCATTGCCTCCCAATGAGCGGTGAGCGGTAGCCACAGGGCACATACAGGCCCCATGCCTTGGTCTTTGGGTTGACGATGTGCCACGGCAGCTTGCTGGCTTCTGCGGCCACCTTATCGGCCTCGCTGGCCAGTGGCATGGTGATCGGATGGCTGTGGACAATGGCGGCGATTTCACCTGCATCCTCCGCGGCGGCGTAATCCGCTGGGTCCAGGACGAACAACTGCTCCGGCTGGGTGGCAAGGTTGCGGCACGGCCAGTAGCGTTCACGGCCCTTGATGATCACCACCAATCCGCACGCTTCACGGGGATCCTCGGCCTGGGCATGTTCTAAGGCAGCGTCTTTCCAGGTCATGCGAAATAGGTGCCAATGCCAACGAATCCTCCGTGGGGTAGCTCAGAGTTCTGCCCAAATCTTGCCTTGCAACTATCAACACGCTTGCCGCATACGTCTTGGCTTGCATTACCTACTGCAACATCACTTACGTTGAAGTAGTTGGTGCCGGTGTAGCTGCATTCAACCGAGCGATACACCCATTGACAGCGCGTAATGCACTGGCGTTTTGGTGCGCGGATACCTGCCATGTCAAATGCACTGGCAAGTTCAAACTCCACTACATCGCGGTTTTCTGCTGACTTGCGATCAACAAAATAAATCTCACGCGGGAACTCAGCAGTTGGATCGGGCGAGCCGTATGGGTTGCCAACTTCTTGGTAGATGAACGTATCGTCTTCATACAACAGCGCGAAATTATCTTCTGTCAGCAGGTAGTCAGTGCCAGCGGCAAAGTTATCGCTATCAATAAATCGCGCTAGGGTTCTGATGCGCGTTAGCTTGGCGCCTTCCAAACCTTCTGGCAACGTCAGGATTAACGTTGTGATGGTGCCCATTATGTTGCTGATGCGCATCCTTGGACGGGGCAGCGAACCTTGACCGCTATATTCAAAGCCCTCCACTTCAATGGGCAATGCCATGTATGACTGGCCAGCCCAAATCAAGTCGCCATTATTGTTCATGCTTGTGCCAGCATGAAAGTAATACGTCTCAGCAACACCATGCTGCGGCACATTAAGTTCAAGCTGAAACAGCTCAATCAGTGCGCTAGGGGCGATCGCCTGGATGGCGCTTGCAATGGCAGCGTTGGTCATGCTTTATGTGATGGAAGCCTTGATGACTGCAAAGCCAATCACAATAGCTTCAGACAATGAACCAGCGGTTACGTTCCGCACATTGATTGAAACAGAACCGGCTGCTGCTTGGGCATTGAGCAAATACGATCCAGCCGTACCACCGCTGACGTGGTTGAGCACCAACAGATCAGTTGCTGCAATAGTGCTGTTGGTCAGCGTAAATGAGACCGTGGTAGCTGCTGCTAGCGATGCAGCGTTCATTGTGATCTGCCCGCACTTCTTATTAAGCGTGACGGCAGTTGCCTTGCTGGTTGCCTGCGCAACCGTGCCGCCTTCACCAGTAATATATCCAGCCTTGTCGGTGTTGAGGTTGGTAAAATTAGCATCCACTTCAACGTGAGTGAGCGGACTGCCTTTGCCAGATCTTGTGACGATGGTGCTCATGGCTCGAATACTTGAGTGAAGGTTGCTTGGATTGTAACGAAGTCTAAATAAGGGATGGTTTTTGACCAATCATAGCAAATCCATTGATAAGCACTAGCTTCATGCGGTGGCGTCCATGTAAATGATGCGCCATCAGCGGCGCGTGCGTCAAGAAATGTTTCAATAGTGTCAGAATCGGCTTCTGTCGTTTTCCATGTAACGTTCCACACTTTAGGGTTTTGATTCAATCCAACTGTTAGCCGCTGCGAATAGCCATCACCAAATTGCACCTGCCGCACTTTGGGCTGGCTGGTTTTTTGGGCGCCGTAGGTGGGCGCAATGTCAGGGAAAGTTGCCATTAGCGTCGTGTATTGGCCAGTAGGCCGCCTGGACGTTGCTGTTTGACCAATTCTGCCTGTACAGCAGCCGATATGGCAACCCCAAGCTGCTTGCCTTGTGCTTGGTCCCCTTCAACCCTCGAGCCGCTTGCATCAACATTGACCACAACGCTGGTGCCACCACCACCGCCACCAGCAACGCCCAGCTTGCCATCAGCGCCACGCTTGAGGGGCATGATCGCCTCCGGGCCAGCCTCACCCATCAGCCCGATGCCCTTGGCAAATGGGAACATCATCGGCCGATCGACGATGCCACCCTTGGCGTAGGGGACAATACCGTTCTGCGCGAAGACGTTGCCGTTGGCGGAGCCAATCAGCGACGGTGATCCAAAAGCAGTTCCAGTAAGGCCGGACATATTCAACGATGCGCCAGAAAGGTCAGGCGCACCACTGGGGCCAAAGATGCCGCCAAACATGCCAGGCAAGAACTGTTTCGCCAAGCCAATGATTTGCATCTCAATATATTTGGCAATCATCTGGCTGGCCATGTCCAAGAAATGATTGGCGATGCTCTTGAAGAAACCAGCCAAGGCTTCCTGCGCAGACATCGATCCGTCGATCAACCCTTTGAAGGAGGTGGAGAAAGCCTCCCCAATCGCTTGGGCACCAGCCATTACCTGCTTGATGGGATCCTGCAGATCTGCCAAGCTTTTTTTCAGCTCCTCGATCTTGCTGCCAAGCTCACCACCAGTCAAACCAGGCATCAGGTCCACGTCCGTGCGGAACGTGCCTGTTGCAGTGCCCCCATCAAATGCGCCAAAAAGGGCTGCTTGAAGATTTTTGTTTAACGTAGCTGACATGCCAACTTGAGCGTAAAGCTCTTTGGTTTGATCCTCCATTAATTTTTGAATCTTAGCGTTGTACTCAAAACGATCAGCTTGGATAGCCGCATACTGTGCTTCAGCATAGACCTCCCTAGCTTTTTCGCTTAATGCACCTTTTTGGAGGGCTAAGAACTTTACTCGTCGCTCAACTTGTGTTTTATCGTATTCGGCTTGAATCTTTTCTAACTCATTTGCAGCGGTTGCAATTTCAAAGCGGCCGTTCTCTGTGGCAAGCAACTTGTCAGCATCAGCCAATTGTTCTTTTCTTCTATCTTCAAGACGCTTGGCTGCGTTTTCTGCAGTCTTAGTTCCCCTGCCAACGGTGTCGTCAACCTTGGGTGGCGCAAAGTTTGTAGGCGCTTGCGCTGCAGTTGGAACTGTAAGTGCCTTTAAACCATACAACTGCCTAGTCATATAATCACGACGCAATTCGCCGTAAATGCCACCACTTTTTGTTAATGCCCCGTAACTACTTCCATAAATAGCTTGAGTTACCCTGCCTTGCTCATCATTTGTCAATTGATTCATAGGCAGATCTCTCCTGTTTCTGCCCAGCACTCGTAATCTTGCAATTCTTTCGGCATCAGAAGTAAGTGCTGACTCATTGGCCGGTGTCAAACCTTTGCTAAAATCTTTTAGTTTATTGGTTAATTGCGCGGTTCTAAACATTTCGTTGGCAAAGTTTGCCAATTTTGTAATTAAATCTTGAATTCCCGCACCAACCGGTTTAAAAAATTCGCCAAAATTTTTGCCAAGTTCATCTAACGCAACTTTCATTCTTGCGCCGGCATCATCTGTAGATTTAGCCATTCTATCGGCTGAGGCACTGTATTGATTCGTAAGATATTGCGCTGTCTTCATCAAATCATTAAGGCCAACTTCACCTTTTTTTAGCGCCTCTTGCAGTTGTGCGCCAGACATGCCAGTAGCTTTTGCAATAGCATTGAACGCCCCAGGTAGGCGTTCAGCAATTTGGTTAATTTCTTCAGCACTAATTTTTCCTTTTGCAAATATCTGTGTCAATGCCGTCATAACGCCATTGACTTCCTCTGCGCCACCACCAGTTGCTTTAATGGCTTGCGTAAAAGCACGAAATACAAGTTCAGCATCATTAACTTTGCCACCAGCTCCCAAAACAGATGCCGATAACCGAGTAAATCCCTTAGTTGCTTCCAAGATTGGAACATTTAAATCTTTTGATATACGAGAAATTGCCTCTTGTGCGCTTGCGTATTCAGCGGAAGTTTTGGTTACGCCTTGCAATGCAATTTGCAATCGACCTATTTGAGCTGCGTATTCGGTCATGCTTCCAATGGCTTGCCGTATCATGCCCACCTGCGCACCAATGGCACCACCGGCTAATGCGCCGCCTGGGCCACCAAATGCGCCAAGGCTTGCACCAATCAAGCCTTCAGGTCCGCCAAAAACACCTGATGCTGCAACGGCACCAGCGGTTTGGCCAAACCTTTGAAGATTGCCTCGTTTCTTTGTTCTGTTTGCTAATCGCCTATCAAAATCTGCCAATGCGCGATCGAATCCTTGTTGTTGAATACGAAGTTCTTGACGCGCTTTTTTATCAGCAGCAGCGATTTCTAAGTTGTTGTATTTTTCAGCATTCAATAACCGCTCCATTCGTGCGCGGCGTGACAGTTCTGTCAATTGTTCTTCGGCTTGGACAGCTTGCGTCAATCCTGTGTTGACTGCAGCGTAATCAACAGCTCTAGGCCCAATCGGTTGCGCGTATTGCGTGGTATCTCTTATTGTGTAAGTTTTGCCGGCAACAGTTGTTTTGCCAAAATTAACTCCAGCACCCGACAGGTCAAACTGACGCCTTGTGGCCGTTGCTGCTGCGTTGGCTGATGATGCAATCTCGTTGAAACCAGATGCAACTTGAGCTTGCTTACCCTGCAGCGTTCCAAGTTCAATATCAAGCTGTCTTATTTCGGATGTCAATTCTTTAAATGTTGTGCTACCAATTTCCGCCGATTGCCGCAGGGCATCAAGACCGGTGCGGTAATTCTTAAGATTATTAACAGAACGAACTGATTCAGCGCCAAGTTCTTTGAACAGCGACCGCAGCTTGTCAAGGTCGTTGCTGGCAGCCTTGGATTCAGTTGCAAAATTTCTTACGGCTGAACGAGCGCGATTCAATCCTTCCAGGTTTTCGACCTGGGCTCTGATGCGGAGGATTGTCGCTTCGTTTGCCATTACTTCGCGTTCAACTGGCTTAGGGCTGAGGCTTCCATGATCTGGATGCCCTCGAACATGGTTGGCACGTCCTTAACCGAGTATAGACCGCACAGCCACTGGAGCGGCTCATAGCGCAAGCCTACATAGCCTCCCATGGTGACGTTCCACTGGGTCTGAAGACGCATGAACATCATGACAATGTCCCAGTTTTCATCCCACACCTCGAAATCGTCCGACTGCTTTGTTTCCAAAACAGCCGGATCCATTCCGAATACAGCCGCATCATCACCGGATTCGTCGCGTTCACCGCCACCAGCCCAATGCTGTGCGGCCTCCTTCAGTTTTTTACCTGGGCTCCATCCAGCGATTCAAGGTAAGCCTTGATCACACCACGGCAGAAGTAGGGATCGTCAAGGAAGCCTTTGCGGTTTGCAGCCGTAAATAGGACTGCAGTGCCATCTTCATCAACGATCTCGTCCCAGCCCTCGAGCACTGCTTCAAGCAGCTCAACGTCACCTTTGTCCGCCAATTTGGTGAACTCAGATCGACCAAGCAACTTGAAGGTCACAGTGAAAAGTTGCTTTTCAAATTTGCCGCCGTCAGAAGGGATTTCGACGGTTACAGGCCAGCGTACGCTTGCAACTTTTTTGCGAATGAATGCCATGAGGGTTGATATCAGGTGAAGGCTAGGGAAAACTCGTTGTTGCCAGCAGTGGTCGGGGTGGCCACATACGGGACGGACAACATCATAACCGAATCCTGATCTTGATAGGTAGGATTGATTACATCAACTTGTGATGCAAGGAAGGTTACCCGGTTGCCGGCAGTGGTGCCATGCAAGAAGGTTAGGTTGCCAGTTGCGGACGCAAGGGCAATGGTGAAAAAGTCCTTGGTAGCAATGGTCGGCGCTTCAATCATCACCGTACCAGCAGGCTTGCGGTCAGTGATCAAAGTTTCCTTGGTGCCACCAACCAGTTCGCGATAAATCAAATCGTTGGCAAGGTTGAAATCAACCGATTGCAGAATGCCGCTATAGGAGAAGAAGGAGAAGGCACTGGTGTTGCCTTCGCGGAAGACCAAAGGTGTGGCCTGTGCCGAATAGGTCACAGAAGGGGCTGCAGTGTCCGTAGGAGCGTTGTAAACACCAGTCAGGTTAAATGACAAGGTTGGGATTGCTCCAACAGCACAGCTCATGTTCATTGAGCCACGGCACCCGGTGAGCTTGTGCAGCACACCATCAACGTTGAAGTAGATGGTGGCAGAACTGAAGCTTGCTGAAACAGGAGCGTAGGTCACGCTGGTGCTTGCAACAATCGTGGCCGCCAAGCCGCATGCCTTCAGGATTGCGTCATACTTGGGGGCAGTGCCGGCAGTGCCCGAACCCGCCAGTTCAACTTCAAAGTTGATTGCAACACTGGTCTGTGCAATCAATTGATCAAAGTTGCCCAAGTAGGGGCGAATCAAATCGCGGCTGACAATGTCACCCGAAAGAGGTGTGATGTCAAGGTTGCGCACCAAAAGGGCATCGGTGCCGGCCGGCGTCGCATCGGTGCCATAGGTGGATTCAGTCTTGACCAGGATCAGACGCTTGCGGCTCAGAAGTGCCATTGCTCAATTCCTCAGGGGTGTTGTCGGAGGGTTGGGCCGGCTCTGTCCGCTCGAGGAGCTTCCGAATGCCGGTTTTGGGGTTGAGTAGATAGGTTCCACCCTGGCCCCAGTATTCATCCACCATGTTAGCCATAAGTCAAGCAGCCAAATTGGTGGAGGATGTGCGGTAAATCACTAAGTAGTCACACATGATGACACCAGCGGGTTGATCGGCCTCCACAAGGTTAAAGGTAACACTGACCGGTTGAATGTCCATAGCATAACCTCCCAACGTCAGGTCACTGGACAGTTTGGAGTGAAGGCTTTCGATGATCGGATCTGCTACTTGGTCTGGGATGTTGCCACGCACAATTACCGTCACACGCACGGTCATGCGCCACGTCAAGGTGGGCAGGCTGGTTTCCACGCTGGATGTATCAGCAATCGGCTCTACAACCAGTGCAGGCGACTCCTCACGCGCCATTGGCTCCACCCGGCTGCGGTAGATGCGTGTACCCACGCCAGTGGTGCCAGTCAGTGCTGTGCGGATTGCTGTGAGGATTGATTCGCGTTTGGTGGTCATGTCTTCTGCAGAGCGATTTGAACAAATGCTCCGTCATCAATCAACATTGTTTCCCTAACGGTGAAAGCAGTCCCGCCCACAGTGATTGAATCACCGCGAACGAGACTGCCAAAATCTGAAGACCTAGTGGTCAGCGTGTAATCAGTCGTTAGGACCATTCCATCGCTGATCACTTGACTTGGGGTGTCAAGGATTCCAATTGCTTGCGTTGCTCCAGCCACACAGGTGAGGCCAAAATCAGCAAGGAACATTCCTAGATCTTCAGTCAACGCCATGGGGATCAGCCGTACTTGGCAGAAGCCAGACCTTGGACTGAGACAGCACCAGTGCCCGTGCCACCGGCAACAGTCAGCGAAACTTTGACGTAACGCTTGATGTCGGTGACATTGACATACAGCTTCTGACGAGAAGCAGTGTTAGCGGTAGTGGTCGTGAAACCGCCACCGGTCACGTCGGTGTAAGTACCACCGGAAGTGTCAGAAGTGGTCAGTTTGACAGCAAAGGTGATGCTGGCGCCACCGGCTGCAGCGTCAAGAAGAACGACCATGTCGCCTTCGTAGCCCTGCAGATCGATGGCACTGCCAGTGGTGGTAGAAGCACCAACCGCAGTGGGGAACAACGCAATTTGCGTCGTTTTTGAACCAAGGTTAAGAACGGTCATTGGGGTTTCCTCCGTTTGGGAGCTGTGGGAATGGCTTGAATAAACTCTTCAGCTTTTGCAATACCGATCAGGAATCTGGCATCGCTAGGGGAAGCCTCAATGACTTCCCCCACGCGAGCCACGCAACCACCGGCCATTGTCTGCCTAAGGATGCGGATCATCATGATCAGAGGGTGTTATTACCGCGAGAGAAGGACTCGGGGTGACGGATGGCGACATCCACATCCTGCATGGCGACCACGCGAACGGTGCCGCTGGTGCTGTTGGTGTAGGGATCCACCATGATGTCCAGACCGGACCAGTAGCCGATCAGCATGTCAGAGAAGTTGCCGAACCACAGATCGCCAGATGCGACTTGGTTGGACAGCACACCGCGATAGCCGTTCACTTCACCGTTCTCCATCAGGAAGATGCCGGAGCCGGCGTCTTTCTTGGTGGTCTTCAGGTTGCCGCGCATGGCGGCGTTCATCAGGTAAACGGGTGAACCCAGCAGAGCGTTGGCGGTAGCCAGATCAGACTCGAGGGCAACCACTTCAGCGAAAGTGGGAGCGTCAGCAGCGAAATCTTCGGTGCCGATACCAGAGATGAACTTGAGGCCGAGGGGCTCGCTGTTGGAACCAGTGCCATACAGACCAGCGGCATCGATCTTGAGACCAAGAACGGCGGCCAGATCACGACGCACCATGTTCTCCACGTCGATGGAGGACTGGAGCATCAGGCGACGGCTGTAATCAGTGAAAGCAGCAACCGTTTTGGGGGTCAGGCTGACCTGATCAATGGTTTGCTGGCTTTCGGTGGGAGCACCGGATTCAGCAACCCAGTAAGCGGTGGCGGCACCCGATTGACGGGGGATCGCCACGTTGCCAACCAGACCGGTCAGCACGGTGGCGCCAGCCTGATCAAGGGCCGAAGCGTTACGCAGCAGGTCGATGAAGGAAGCGGTGTCCAGCTCGGTGGCGACGACGTTACCACCAGCGGTGGCAGCACCAACGTTCAGGTCACGGCGAAGCACTTCCTGGGGGATCGTGATGCCACGGCTCTGACGACCAAGCTTGGCAGCAGCGGCTTCAGAAGCGGCAATTTCAAAGCCAGCAGCTTCACGCGCAGAGCGATCAGCAGGATTGGCAAGGAAGTTGATGGCGCGAAGGAAAGAGAAAGACCGGGTCTCCTCGTTGGACAGGCCGATGTCGGCAGCGTTGTTTTGCACAGGCGTGGCAGAGATACTCATTTTCTCGAGAAGGGCGGTGCGCAGCTCTTCAAGACCACGGGAATTTGCAATGAATTCCTGGGCCATGTCGCTGTTGTTGGTGCGATTGCCGAGGGCAATCATTTCGGAAAGCTCCTTTGCCTTGGCCTGTGCGGCCTCAGCGCGGATCGCCTCCAAATCGAAGGTAGGTTCCACGGGTGTTGACTCCGAGAGTGGTGGGCTGGTAACGGCTGAGGCCGTAGTTGAACACTCACTTATAGTAAGGGTTCGACCAATGCCAACGGTTTGATCCGCTGGCACGGTCACCAGCGAAATTTCAAACGGTTGGTATGACGTGGCGCGATATGTGATCGGGTCTGTGCTGTTATCAGTCTCCATTGCATTGATGCGGTAGCCAAAGCTGACATTACGAAGAATGCCGTCTTGAATCAGGCCCTGCATTTCACGACCCAACTCGTTGTTGGCCATTTTCACATTGGCGTAACCGCGCTTGTTTTTGATGTAAGCACGTTGCACTACGCCAACAATCTTGTCAGGATCATGCTGAAATAAAAGTGGTGCGCCATCATTGAGGCGCGATAAATCCATGGAATCTTCATCCATGCGAAGCACTTCTGTCCCAAAGTAACGCTCAACTGGCGCTTCAGAAGCAAATGGAAATTCAATAATGCGATCTTCAGTCGCAGTCTCAAATTCCGTAGCAAGAGCGCGTTGAAACGATTCGCTCTGAATTTTGCGGACTGCGTCCTGCTCTTCCATCATGTGATCAGCCAATTCGCTCATGATTCTAATTCCTCGAGATCATCGCTTGCTAGTGTATCGGGTTCTTCTGTTTCAACCGCAAGTGGGTTCTGTTGCTGACCAGAGCTGGTGACCTGACTGGGGTCGCTGTCAAGCACGATGCCAAGCTCGTCAGCCAGAGCTAGTTCATGAGCACGTTGCCGCATTTGCTCCTCAAAATCGCCGCCATGCAAAGCAATGACTTGCGACAGCGTCATGATCCCGTTGCGGATCAATGATTTGTAAGCATCGGCTTCTTTCTGTGGATCGACAAACTGCGCAGCCGGTGGAATCCATTTCGATTCCTCGTACCGCTCAGCATCCAGCTCGTACCCAGGCAGCACCAACACGCCGGCCATCACAGCCATTTCCATCCAGCGTTCGTAAACGCGCTCACACAATGCCTCGATCAGGTACTGCTGTAACGTTTTGTAATGCGTACGGGTTTCGAGTAGCTCCAGCCTCGAGGAGCTGTAGTTGCTCTGGCTGAAGTCGCTGCTGATCTGCGTGTAGGAGCATCCAACGCCCGAGGCAACAGCCCGCAGCATTTGAGCCACGAATGGCGTGAAGGCATCATCAGGCCGGATGGGCGAGAAGAATTGCATTTCTTCCCCGGGTGCTAGCCGCCGGATTGAACCGGGCGAAAAGTCCAGAACGGAATCGTCTTGGTATTTGCCGTCCTCAAATAGCTCTTGATCTGGTGTACGCACAAACGCCATCATTGCCGAAGACGCCCGTGCTGCCACAATTTCAGCCTCCTCATAACCGCTGAGATTGCGCAACCGCATGATGGCCGACGCAAATGCCGTCACACCACGGGTTTGCCCGGGACGCTCCACTGAATACAGATGGATCACATCCCGTGCAGGAATCCGTTGCCGCTGTTTTGCTGCCACGGCCGTACCAGTGAACTGGTAATCGCCTGGGTGATTCCGCAAGAAGTGATAGGCCACAGGCCGACCCCACTTGTCAATCTCGACGCCCATGCGGACACGGTTGCCGTTTGCCTCAATGCCCGTGTAGTCATCGTCCAGCAAATCAGCCTCGAGCACCTCGAGCCCCAACGGCACCTTGCTGTCGCCAAACTTCTGATTAATCAGGCGGATGAAAACTTCACCAGATTCCATCATTGCCGTGATCGACAACCGTTGGATTTCAACCCAGCTCAGTTGGCCGCCAACATGGCAGGTATCAGCGCATGTCCACTGATCCCATTGCTTTTCAATCAGCGAATTCAACCGATCATCAAGCTTGCCGCCACGCACCATTTGCACCTGCGACTGGTGCTTGATGCCAGTTCCAACAACGTTGTTGCGGACTGCCCTCAACGCTGCCTTGGCAAAATCAGAATCACGAACCAACTGGCGAGCGCGATTCCGAAGAAGTCGAAGGCTGTTCCTGATTTCACTATCGGCACTGGTGCCAAGGCTGATCCAATCAGAAGTAAGGCGGTTGCTGGCAACAGCGGCATAAGCACGCTTGAGGTTTGAATTGCGCTCTCGCGCTTTCATCAGGTCTTTTTTCAGGCCGGCGGTACGACCAAAGCCAAAGAGTGCCATCAGGTGAACCTCACGCGAGCGACGCCGGGATTGCCAAGGCCCTGCCTAATCTTTTCGGCTCGGCGCTCACGGTCAACTTCAGCTTTCAACACATCCCTCAGTTGGAGCAGCTCGGGCATCTTATACCGTTTCAAGTTGCGGTTCCCGATGGTGTATTCCTGCACCATCCCGCCCTGCGACAGCGTTCTAATAGCTGTCTCAACGTAAGACAGATCAATCTCAGCGCGAGATCGATCATCAAAGGCACCCGGCGTCCCCGTGTAAGCTGCCGTTCCCTTGACCGTAAACTGTCCACGGCCAGCGGTGTACTGCAGCGTTGAATACGTTGCAACCGCCTGCCACGTCCACAACCCTGCATCAAATGCCAACGTCGTCGATGCTGGCACCGTCACCCGCCACCCAGTACTCTGCGCCGTTCCCGTGATCGTCGTCCCCTCAGACGCCGTATTGGTCCTCGCATACCAAGTCAACGTGTAAGTCCCGCTGTTGACAGCCGTTCCGATCGAGTCCGTAAACTCCGGCACGTCAAAAATCACCGTGTCTCCGGCGTAGATCAGTTCGGGAACAAGGATGGTCACCAGTTTGTTACGAACGATGTGGAGGGCCGGGCCTTGCGTTGCCGTTGAGGCCGATAGATCGATTCTATCGGTGCTGGCTCCGCTTTCTGCGCATTTACTGGCACGCTACCCAGCTTACGCGAAAATTGCTCGAATATAGTCGCACGATTGTATCGCATGTACAAAAAGTTCAACGCCGCAAACGAATACACAAAGCAGTCCAGCGCCTCGTTACGATCCCCCGCCTTCTTCTTCCATTCGCGAATGGCGAATCCCTTCACATATCGCACCACCTGCCGCTCTGCCGTTAACTGCTTGAAATACTCATGCCCAGCCTCCGCATGGAAATGGATGTACCCCGCCCCAGGCTCGTTGTGCTTCAACCGACCAAACAGCGTTGCCTTGATCGTGTCCGTTCCAACCGGGTACACCTCCGCTGAATTCTTAAGCACTTTGCCCTTGTAGCTAATATCTACCTTGGAAGGCTTCCCAATAGGCGGTTTGTTTCGGACAGACTGCCCTTTCAAAGCAAACACACCATCGCCTCGTCGGCTACGCGCATAGGTGTAGACCTCCGAGGTGTAATGGCCACCAGAATCAATTCCAATGGCCGAAATCCGTGTGGTGCCACCGCCTTCCACTGGATAGTCCCTCAACACAAGGTCATCGATTTGCTCCCACAACTTGCTGCCTGCTGGATCGCCGTAAACCTCTCCATGGCTGATCAGCCAACACTCCTCGCCGCTACCCCATGCATAAATCCCGACCGCGACCCGGTTATCCTGCACGTCGACACCAGCAGTGACAACCGACGCACCACGCGGGATCTCGCTCGCTGGGTAAAACTCAGCCCGTTCCGCCAAGCCGTCAGCACCAAGCTTGGCACCAATCTCCTCCTCCCACGTTTCACCAAGGATCGTGTTGACGAACGTCTTGAGCAGCGGTGCGTCATTTTTGGATCGCAAAAATTCCATCACGATCTCTTGCCAGCTCTTCCATCCCAGTGGCGAGTACAGCGACGACAGGTGGAACCCAACGGTCCTCGGGTCCTCGCTAGTAGCAGTTGCCCGCCACTCACCCTTGCGTAGCATCTCCGATTTAAAATGCTCCGGGATGTGCGCACCACAGCTTTCACACACATAAGCCGTTGTCTTCGGGTCGCCATCCCTCCATTGCAAATTCTTCCACTGCAGCCATTGCTTGTGCTCACAATGCGGGCATGGCACAAAAAATCGCCGCTGGTCGCTGGCCAAATACTCAGTCTCAATACGAGACATGTCCCTGATCGTTGGTGTTGAGGTCAAGATGATCTTGCGCCTGCTAAAAGTTGACGCACGTCGTTCTGCCAGCGCACACGGGTCACCCTCACCATCAACGTCTGAAGGGAAGGCATCTACCTCATCCAGCAATATCCAGCGGCAAGGAGCAGATCGCAAACCCGTTGCGCTGTTGGCGCCAGTAAGCAGCAAAATCCCGCCCGGATACTCCTTGCTGAACATCGTGTTCCCACTGTCCCGGCTCCTAGCTGGCGCGATCTTGTCCGCCAAGCATGGCGTCTCATTGATCAAACTCTCCAGCCGCTGCTTGCTGAGACGTTTTGCCATCTCGATCGTGGGCTGTACAAATAATGCGGGGCCAGGAGCATGCGCGATCATGTACCCCACCACATTGTTGATCGCCTCCGTCTTACCCAACTGCGCACCAGCCATGAACACTACCTTCTGCGTCGTGTTGTTCGCTGACATGCAGTCCATGATCTCCTTGAGGTAAGGAGTGCGATCTGTCCGCCATGGCCCAGGCTCAGCCGATGCCTTGCTAGACAGCATCCGGTACATGTCCGACCACTGGCTAACCGTTAGGTCCAGGTCAGGCCGTAGGCCCTCCAAGAACGCATGCCGGTAGATCTCCGCACCATCACGCATGAGTCAACCTCTCGAGCACCTTGCGGATCTCCTCGCTCAAATACTGGTGGATGATCACCGGATCGCTTTCGGCGGCCAGTTGGTTTGACACTCGATCTGGAATCGTGTTCAACGCATCACGCACGCTACGCGCCACCGTAAACGCCTCGCGCTCCACCTTGCCTGCTTCCACAAGCTGTTCCTCCTTCGTCTCGAGATCCAGCCGCGCCAACTCAGCCCGATAATGCTCAGACTTGGCCTTGCTTTCGTTGAATGACGGGATTTCCATGTCTGCACTAGACACCCGGTCGGATAACCCAATCAGCGGATTGCCGTCCTTATAAGCCTGGACTGCCTTGTCCTTGTCCCACAAGATGCGGTTTCGTTGCACTGTGAAACATCCGTCAAAACGCCCTTCAGTCTTAAGTTGAGAAATGCGTGCGACAGTGATGCCAAGCGTTTCAGATAGTTCTTTGGTCGTGGCTGGTTCCATACAGGCAACTTTAGCGCGTTTTAAGGGCGCATAGCCCCCAATAGGGGTTTTTGGGCATATAATGGTCAGCTTTGCTAATTCTGTCTCATTTGCGTCTTATGTGAGTCCAATGTTAAGACACGTTACATTTTGACGCTAGCGGATGAAGGCGGTTCGAACTTACC